CCCACAGTAGATGGGGTAATATTAATATTACCTACAGTGCCATTGATTTGATCAAAATTAATTTGTGAATATGAAGTAAGTACTTCAACGTTTTCATTAGGTGTAGTTTTACCAATGAAAAGTTGTTTGGTATCTGAGGCCCAACCGAATTCGGCTTCATCTAATTGGGGCAGGTCCACAATGTTGCCGGAACGCTGCTGTATTTTTGAGATTTGAATAATGCTCATAAGTGTAATCTTTACCTATCCGATTACACTTATTTATGCTTTACGCTTTATAAACTCTATAGGAACTTAGTGTAGTATTCCTCTACTCGTTTCCACCAGTTATCTGACCAAGTATCAAACTCATTGCCTTCTACAATAAACTCTTGATATTGATTATCAGCACTACACATAAGGATTACGCCCTTGCGTATCTTTGTACCATATATTTCGTTGTGAGCATTAGCATAAGCAGTCAACTGAAGGAAATAGTCTTCAATCCATTCACGCTTCTTGGGCTTGTTTGTCTGCTTGAAGTCAAGAATAGCTTCATCGCTATTGTGCAGACCTACTAAGTCTGTGGTCCCAGCATAAATTTTAGGAAAATATAGAGATACTTCCGTGCCCCAGAATTCGGGGCAGTTGGATAGGCCTTGAGATATGATTGTATGCGCCATCTGATGTGATTGCTTGCTATACGGATTGCTTCCGGGCTCATTGAGTACTCCTGTCTTAATGTAATCTTCAAGCCACTTGTGCATTCGTGTTCCACGACCGGCGGCTTCAGTAGTGATCTGTTGAGCCTTCTCAGGTCCAACACGCTTGCGCCACTCATGTAACGCTTTCTTACTCTCTTCAGATTTTGTAGCATCTAAGATAGTTGTCACGCTAGGAACAGCATGACCATCGGGAGTCATATATTTTCGTGAGCCGTTAATGGTCTCGCGTTTTAACTCTTTATATGGGAATTTATCAGGTGTATAAATCAAACTCTAAAACTCTCTCCGCATCCACAGCGGTCTTTTTCATTAGGGTTGCTGAATTCAAAGCCTTCATTCAACCCTTGTCTTTTATAGTCTATGGTCATTCCTGTTAGATAAACAAATGATTTTGGATCGATAAACACTTTAAATTCTTCATAATCAATAACATGATCATGTTCAACGTGGTTATCCACAAACTCTAATACGTAAGCAAGTCCAGAACATCCTGTAGTCTTGACACCAATTTTGATGCCTAGACCTTGACCACGTTTATTGAGATGGTGTTTAATTTTTGTTTTTGCTATCTCAGTCAAAACAATCATTTGTATATTATACTTGATAAAAAGTTAATTACAAGTTATTTGGTCATTGCTGACTTAGCCATCTTTGCGACGACTTCTTTACTTTGCTCAGGAGGAGGGGCTTCGGCTTGTGCTGGTTGTTGTGGCTCTAAGCCTTTGAATACTACTGTGTCACCTTCTATGTTACTCACTACATTTTTTAGTGGTTTATTTTGAATCATAGAATATAGATCGTTAGTTGAAAAAGTAAGATCAAACTTCCTAAAATAGGTCAATAGTTTATCTACTGTCCAGTTGTCTGTAATCTTCTGGTTTTCCAATGCGGTTTTAAGTTGATCGGTAGCGGCGATCAACTTAACTAACTTCGGATCATTGACGAATTCATAGAGGTACATTTTACCTCAACTCGCGACCAACTCCGCCTGCTGGTTCTGTTTCTGGTTCTTCTTCTGGTGCAATCTCTGCATCCATTTCAGCACCGGCAACTTCTTCACCGCCGGGGGTAGATGTAGCCGCAACGTCAGTAACAGCCATTTCTTCACCGCCTGTTGGAGGTGCACCTAATGCTTCAGGGCTACCAACACCAGTCAATGCATTCATAGCATTTTGCATTTCAGATTTACTCTGACTCAATGTTTGATTCAATGTAGTTAACGCGGTGCTTGCTGCCTGATTGAATGCACCTGATTCAGTAACGCCGATCTCTGATTGAATGCTGTCTGTCAATGCAGGTAGTTCTTTGACTAACATATCATTGACTTCTTCAATCATTTTCTGAAGGCTGTCGAGCATATCTTGTGCTGCCAAGATAACCTGTGATTTTTCTACCTGCTCGTTTTCAACAACGATTCTAGCAGATTTAGTATTTTTATAATGCTCTGTCAATGCTTGAGCCATGAATACTAATTTCATGTATGAAGGATGCGTGTGGTTCTTGTAGAAATCAGGACTTGATTTTGCTTCTTTGATCAGTCCAACTACCTTCTCAAGCATAGTTTTAGTCTGTGCGCGATTAAGTCTTGATGTATCAAAACTGAAATCAAAGTTGGCCTTAAGAGCCTGTGACGCTGTGTTTGTTTTGTCTAGTTCGTTGAGTCTCATGGTTAAATCCCATATTAATAGATATATTTATCAGTAATCAATACTTTTCGTCTTGATATTCCTGATACTTTTTAGTCTGCAAATGCATAGAAAGTGAGGTGTAGCCCTCAATCTCTTTTAACGCATTTTTTCTCCTGAGTTTTTCCTCTTCTAGTTTTGCTAGATAAATGAATTTATCAGGAATTTCCCTTTTATTCATCAATTTTTTATGCTGTGCTATAGCGACATCTAATGCCCCTATAATCTGGTCTAATTCTCTTAGTCTTTTTGTCTCTTTACATTTCTTATTCTTCTCAAATACGCAATGAGTCACTGCATATTTAAGGCTAGAAAACTCATATTCAGGGGCATACGGATCATTGATAGTTACTATCTTAAATATTCCGTCCTCTTTAGGAACAATGATATATGTTCCAAACAGGTTATAACTCCCGTCATACTCCTTGACGATAAAGATATCCTTTATCTTTTTGGCTAGATAAGACTTATTCATATTCATATTTAACAAAATAAATGTTCCTTTTTTCCAAAGTTATATCTAACCTATCTCCTGTATTTTGCCATTGACTATCACATTGAATCATAGGTACTTCTGAACAGTCTTTATATAAAGACCCTAGATCACTGACCCCATCTTCAAATACACTTTGATGTTGCACCTCAAACACGAATTTCCATACAGGAACAGTTTTCTTATCTGTAAGCATAGTACCGAAATAATGCTCCTTACTAAAGTCTATTTCTAACCGTATAGGATCTTCAATGATATCGGGCTGTGCGCGTAATGATATGACTTGCAATATAGTATCGAAATTGCATTGTGTGTTACGTTTTCTATACCATGCATTTGTATCTGTTATATCATCACCCGGTCTAGCACGATTCAATACTCCTGTCTTTGTGATATCGAATAGTGTGTAGCAGGTAATCCTGTGCATGTCTTTATTTAAGGCAAAAAAAAGACCCGAGAATAAATCTCGGGCCCTTTATGCTTCAACTTAAACTAATGATTAGTTAGTGAAAGTTGCTGAGGCTGATACAGTTACAGCATTTGCCCAAGCGGGACCTGTAGCTGATTCTAATGCAGTTACTAGGGTAGCAGTTGTCCATGCACCTGTTGGGTATACAGCGAATGCTAATGTGTCGTTAGATGCGTCTGTGTATTCATAGATGTAGATAGTTGCTAACTGCTGAATTGTTTGAACTGCTGAGTTAACTTGAGTAGTTGTCAAAGCACCGTTTGCAGTTGCAGTGAAGAAGTCCAACTTTGGACCTTGTGGCTGAACTGTTAATGCTGAAGAAACTGCGTTAACGCCTGTGTTTGTGTAATCTGGCTGATCTAACCATAATACTGGTTTTAGGTCGCCATTAACTCTTGTAAATTGTGCCATTTTAAAATCTCCTAATGTTGTGAGACCTACTGTCTCATACTATTATTTATGCCTGGCACAAAAAAATGCTGGTTTGGCTAGCGTTGGCCAGCCAAATTTTGGCGGCTAAAGCCCATTCTATCTACAAATTTCAAGCCATTTGACACAAAACCTTCTTGACTTTGCTGGCCACTCTGTAGATAGCCCTTGACTGGACTTTGCTCTGCTTGCTTTGCTAGTTGTTCGACTACTTGATTCTTGAGGTTATATACAGCGACCCATATATTGAACAGACCTTCTATGCCTGCTTTGTTGGCATTGATATGATCTGATAACTTCTGTTTCATGCTAGGAGTCATTGGGCGGCTCTCAAAGTAGTCCATGAAGTCGTTTGCTAGATTGCTTAGATCACCTGATACTATCTTTTTATTGATATACGTTGTGAACAATTGATTAAATGTATTACGTGCTTGCGGAGCCTGCATCAATTTCTTTACTGCATTTCCATATTGCTTTACAGCAGACTTAGCATTATTGACTAGCCCTTGATCTAGTTTCACTGAAGGGACTATAGGCATAGCACTAGGAATTATAGCGACATCGCTATTGTTCTTTAACTGACCTATGCTACCGTTCAACGGAGTTGATTCGTCAGTAGTAGCGGCATCAGCAGGAATAAATTGATGCACCGCGATACCAGCAGTCTTGCCTGTGATGAGTTTACCTATCTCGCTATCAGCATCTACTGTATATGCTATACCGTTAGGATTCGCTTTAAATTTATACAAACCGTTTTGTTCTTTAAGCGGTTGCCCGAATAACATGTCGCCCCAGTAGTAGCCCTGAGTTCCTTCACTTGCCTTCTGTAGACCGGCCCAAATGTTTGTAATGATATTATTAAGTTCACCACGGTCAACCCCTCTCGCTCTATCGTACTCTATGAATTGTTCTGGACTGTATACTTTTCTTCCTGACAAGTCTTTCTTATTGAACATATGCTTATCCATGATGCTGAATTTTCTATCAGGACCATGGCCAAATATTAATGCGGGATATCCGTCCCACTTAATAGTGATTGTTTTAGGATTCTTAGCAGTAGCAAGTATAGAACTGATAGCCTGATTTGCACCTGCAACATCTGACAATATTACTAGGTCTTCAGGGTGATCTAAGTGGCCTTTGCCCTCACGCAATACTCTAGCATCTTCGTCAAATTGACGAAATCTTTCTTTCATGTGTTGAAAGAATTCGTTTTCGTTAGCAAAGTTCATTTTAAGGTTGTGCGTCTTGTTTTCTACCTTGATCTGAAACAGCCCATGCTATATTTGCTATATCAGTGAGGTCTTTGTTAACAGTCTTGTTTTTCAGACTTTGAGGCATACGCTTCAATATGTCATCTATCTGTTGTTGTGCAGTACCTAGATCAATACCTCTCAAGAAACCCTTCATGAAGTTATCACGCAACCATGCACCCATGCTAGGCTTGGCTGCGCCTTGTGCAGGTTGTCCTGCTGCCGGGGCCGCTCCTGCGGCTGCTGGTTGTGCTCCTGCTGCCGCTTGAGCAGGTTGTTTTTTACCACCGAAGAAGCCTTTTACTTTATCAACAATACCTTCGTCAGTCTTTAAGAATCTATCTCTATCTTCTCTTTCTTTTCTCTTCTTAGAAAGGAGTTTTTCGATACGGTCAACTGCCAACTCAGGATCATATCCTGCTTTCTTTAATGCATTTCTAAACTTCTCAGAAGAATGCATCTTATGATATATCTCTGTGAGTCTGTCTTCGCCCATGCTTTCTTGTATAGTCTTTTGCTTATTACCCTTAGCATACTGACCCATGAACTGTCTGTGTAAGTCTTTGACATCATAACCGGCATTATTTGCTTTGAGAATCTTGTCACCAACTCTAATCAAATAGTCTTTGTTCATTGATACATTGGCTAAGTCTTTAGTTATTTCTTGAGCCATCTTAGATGTCGGTGGTAGTGGTTTAGTTCCAGCTGGCTGTAACTTTCTCATA